CAGAGGCAATTAATTAATTAGTTAGATTTATCGATTATTATATTGTGCTTTTTCAAAAGAATCATATTCATTCAATTCATTATCTATATCATGCTTCACTTTAGTTAAAAAATCTATTGTTAATAAATGCGTCTTTAAATCTTTGGTGATTTGGCATATATTTTGAAATCGGCTTATAAATAAATCACAAAAATATCGTATTTGTTCGACTTCGTTTAGTGACGATAATTTTTGTCTTATATCATTTGTTAATTCATTTATTGATGGTCCACTCGACATACTATAATAAAAATCTAAAGATTCTGATTCTTTTGCGGCATTAGATATCAACAATTCAACGTCTTTTTTCAATAATTGTCGTATGACATCTACATATTTATAAAACAAATCAATGTGTATTTTTCTATGGGCATATATAAGTATTTTATTATCTATTTTTTTATTCAAAATAAGCTGATTCACAATATGTTGTGTTTGGTCAATTTGTTTTGGTGTTTCCATGGATTTAAATAAATTAAATTTGATTGGTTGTGAATAAGAACAATCAAATTTTTTAATTTTTTTTAACTCATAGAAATTCCATGATTATTTTGCCGAATAAATCGTTCGAGTTCAATAACATTTCTACGAGTGGGATATTTGTTGGTTCCAATTGATTTAACTACACATCCCGTTCCACTACAACATAATGCTCCTGTTTCCACATTATATTGTGAGGCAATTTGTTCTCGAAATTTCAAACATGACTTTGGATTTGAAAAATGAATCCATTCTGTGTTGTTGGAATTGGGGGTTTTGTTTACTGAAGGATCAACGGATTTTTGTAGTTCGTCTTCTTTTAGTTCATCTTCTGTAAAAGTGATAATTTTCACGTTGTCACAAGTGTTATCGTCAGTGTCAGTACCAGTATCCATTGTTTATGGTTTGTGTTTATGTTTGTGTTTGTTGTTATTGTGGTGATTTATTAATCAAATAAAAATCAAATTTATAATTTTTTTTTATTATTTTAGAAATAAAATGCGATCAGATAAAATTTGATATATTTAAAGAATAAATATTATTAAACAACACAATAAAAAATTATTTTTCATGAGTGATGATATTCAACAAACATTTAAAGCACGCAAAACTGTATTGGAAATGTTGGTAGATCGTGGTTATGATGTACCAAAAGAACAATTTGATGTGGACATTGAAACATTTCGATATTTATACAATAAAAATTCATGTGATTTGTTTTCGACAAAAAAGGACGATGCAAATCAAAAAATCTATGTTCATTTCATTTTATCTTCTCAGATAAAACCAAATGCAATTCGTGGAACGGCGACTCAAATTATAAAAACTTATTTTGATGGTGATGGTACGATAAACAATACAAATAGTGAATTGATATTTGTGTTGAAAAAACAGCCAAATAATAGTATTTTAAAAATTATGAAAGAAGTAAATTTTAGAATTTGCGAATTCTTTTGGCTCGATATTTTACAATTTAACATTACACACCATTCTTTAGTTCCAAAACATGTTAAATTAAGTCAAGATATAGTGGATCAATTAATTGAGCGTTTCAAATTAAAATCAATTTATCAATTGCCACATATTCATCGAACCGATCCTGTTGTAAAATATTTTAATTTTAAGTCAGGTAGTGTTTTAGGAATTATGAATCGTCCCAGTCAAACTTGTGTTGATTTTTCGACATATCGATGTGTTAAATAAATTTGAATTTTAATAATATGAAGTACCCAAAGTACAAAACATCAACATCAACATCAATATCAACATTATGATTTTAAGTGAATTTATAAAACATGTTTTACACCTTTTAACATTTAAAACGCCGATATTTATTTAAAGAATAATTTATAATAAATTATAGATAATAATGAAAAATGAGGTTATTTCAATTATTTTTGTCTTGTAAAAAATGTGGCTGAGAAAGCAAAATAACATTATTACAAATTAAAGACACTCATTTACAGACATTTACCTTAATTTTAAGGATAAAAATTTGTCAATCAGTTGTTTTTACTTGAAGGTAATACTTCAAACCTTTTCAACATTTAAATTTAAACAATATCGGCGTTTTAAATGTTAAAAGGTGTAAAAGAGGAAAAAGAAAGAAGTGCATTTAATAAATTAATGGAACATATTTTTAATGGGGATGAAGAATATAACGTAGTTAATTTATGGTTTGGTTCAGAAAGGACCATAAAAAAAATTATTCAATTTATCAACGTTCAATTACAATTATCGAATTCATTATCCACTCTGTTTATTATTACAAAACATCATAGTTTTTTAAATTCCAGTCACCCTTATAAAATGTTGAAATATTTCAAGGAGAAAAACGACACAAATAAAGACAGTATTAATGTTGTTTTTATAAAAAATAATAAATATTCACCTGGACATTTAAAAGAGGTGGCTGGTAGGGATACATTTATGTCAGTTGATTATTTGGCCAACGTTGATGTAACTGATATTAATCATGTTGATATAACTGAAATTAAACGATCAACACATAAATATCCAATATTGATTCAATTTTTACCAAAAGATATTTTATATTCAAATTTGGATGCTGGTATGAAACATCGAGGTGTTCCATTATATTTTATGGACACATCTTATACTATTACCAGGTAAATTTGATTTTAATTTTAATTTTGTGGGTTTTACGGAATTAAATAATTTGATAAAATAAAATATAAAATGTATTTTTTTTATTTTAAATTTGTAAAACAAAATACATATGGAATATCAATTTATTCAAACATTAATCAAACAATGCAAGAATTGTGGTTTGCTACGATTTTCTAGTATTTCACAAAAACGATTTGTTTGTTATAAATGTGAAATTCGAAAAAAAATACCCTTTTGGTGTTGGGTGCTAAATAAACACCACAATATGAATCATAATATAAATCGACATATATGTTTTTATATATATCGATTTCATATTCCAACGTAAAATAATTTATTCAATGAGAGATAAATAAGCTGTTATTTTTTTACTTAGTTTATTTAAAAATTGTAAATTTACATAATACTGCATGGTTTACATTCACATGGTACGCAATTATGACAACATGGATACGATCGAGTTAATAAATTATGGAATTTAGATAATAAAAGGTTACACTCATGTAAATATTGGTTTAAAATGTGTATTGGTGGGGGATTTTTTATTCCCCCAAATTTTGTAAAAAATTCGTTAAATTATCAATTGTCATTCGAATATTTATAATTTTGTTTGTTAAATTAACTGCTGTTTCAGAATTAATTAGATCATTATATTTATTGTCATGGTTATTGAAGTCTTCTTGTTTTTGTTTATTGGATTCTACAACTGTACGTAAGTTATTATCCAAAGCTTCTATGGTTGTTGATAAATCGGTGATTTGTGTTTGGTTATCATTTAAAAAATCTTGAATTTCTTTTAATTTATCATCATTTGTTTCATTTAAAGTGTCTAATTGTTCTGCGATTTGCAGTTGTTTTTGATATTCTTGTTTCAAGGATGTAATTTTGGCATTAATAATTGCCAAGTTATTTTTATAATATTCTTTTTCTGTTTCAAATGTTGGTGTGTTTGTTGGCTCGTTATTTTCAGTGTTTTCTGTATTTTCTGTACTCATAATATACTCTATGGTTTTGATTATTAAATCCAAAATCATTTTTTTAAATTTTAGAAATTTAAGTGGGAATTATATCAAACCATAATTTTATTTTGATGTAATTAATTATAGATTGATTTAAAATATTAAAAACAAAATACCAATAAAAATTGTTTAAAAAAATCTTTGTTTTTTTTTGAACAAATAAAATTAAAAATCTTTTAATATGTTATATAATATGAGCTGTGGATTTGAATTTATTAAGACACACTGTAATTATAAAAATGATTATATGTGCCAGCGAAAATGTAATATTCAAAAATTAAAGGATTTATATAATAAAGAACTTCATGATTATTATAAAACATACAATACCTATTTGGAATTAAAATATAGTACTGGTAATAACGCCATTGAAAATAGACAGATTGCAGAACAGGAATGGAGACCTTTAATTGTAGCACAAAATAAAAAATTAAATAAAATTTTACAAGATTTAAAAAAAAACATTACTCATACCCAAAATTTGATAAACTCACAAAAAAAGAAAATTTCAATTAAAAATAACAACATATTGTCACAAAATAAATATATAACACACCAAGATGACATGATTCAACAAAAATATGATCAATATTTATCAAAAGAACGTCAAGTGGATACAGGTACTGAACGAAACAAATATAAAAAAAATACCATGATATTAATGATTATTTTAAATATTATTTTGGTGATTATAACGATTGCATTAATTATACGATTTAAGCGTCAGCAATACTAATAAGGCATCATCAGTACGTCGTCAAAAGACATAAACCCATGTTAAAAATTATCTGAAAAACAGGATTTTTTTTAACATGGTTTTTTTTAACATGGGTTATTTTGGAAATTTATTAAATTGGTGTATTTATTTTTCTAAGCTTAAATTATATAACATAAAATGTCTTATCATGATACACTTCAAGCACAACGAACTATGTTAGAGGATGCTGAAACTATGTATGAAAATGATTTAAAAAATAGGATGATTCGTAATGAAGGAAAGGACTTGGATACTATAGAGAATGAAATACATATTGCGGCGATAAAAAAAAAATTAGATGAATTAAAAAAAGAAAAACGAGAAGCTTTAGATGAAAAAGATGAGGAATATACCCATAATTCAAATCACCTTGGATCATTATATAATGATTCTTATAAAACAGATGTAATTTTAAATAAGCAACACAAGGAAATGAGTTACAATGATAAAAAACTAAAAAATCTTGAAAGTGACATTGATATATTGGAACGTCAATTAGAGATTTCATTAAATGAGACGCTTCGTCGAAACAATAAAATATTTATATTAAAATCATTTTTTGTATTTTTACTGGTTGCGTTGGCACCATTGGTTTTATATAAAAATAATCACATCAGAAAAAAAACATTGGTTTTATCAATGTCTGTTTTGCTATTGGTACTAGTCATTGTTGTTTTAAGTTCATACTGGATAAATCGAAATAGAATTAATCGAGATTATGAGGTTAAAACATGGGATAAAATTAATCCAGATGATTCTGGAACTTCTGATATGGAGGATTTATCAGCGATTGAACAATTGATTCGAGATTTAGAAGAAAAGAAGGAATGGGCAGTTAAAAATGAAGATTACGAAACAGCCAAAGAAGTACAATTAATGCTTGAAGAAATTCAAGATCAGCAAAATACAGAAGGTGCCAGTGGTGATGTATTTGATCCAGAAAAAATTACTGAAATTAGAAATAATTTTTTATCAAATGAATCAAAATACAAGGAAAAAATCCGAAAAGAAAAAGAAAGACAAATTCAAAAATTAAAAGCAGCCATTAAAAAACAAGAAGAAGCGAAACGTACGTTTGATAAAGAACTTAATGAAAATGAACATGAAGAAAGTGGTATTCGAGCGACTATTGGTACTATACAGGGTAACATTGACCGAATGATCCAAGATTTAGAGAATTTATCAAATTCTGGTGATTTATATGAATAAAATCATTTTTTGGTGTAAATAAAAATAAAAAATAATATTTACTTTATTTTTTACTTTATTGTGAAGAAATAATAGATGGACTTTTTTTTAAAAATTTTTTAATAATAAGCATGGTAATAATGGTTATAGAAAGTATTAAAAACAATAATTTCAATTTTGAGACAAAACTATTTTTAATCATGAAATAATCTAAATCATGTTTGAAATTTCGTTTATATGTATTGACTTTGGTGTTATGTTGGCGCCATGTTTTTTTTGATTCTTGAATTTTTTTGTCTTTGATATTCAGCAATGAATTTTGTTTTTTAATGATTTGGTTATTTGAGTTTAAAATATTTAATTTGTCCATGTATTTATTATGTAAAAGACTAAAGATTCGTCGATTTTTATTATTTTCAGTTTTTACTTTATTTTTTTTGGTATTTTTTAGTTGTTTCAAGTATTGTGAATTTTCTTTTTCAAAATCTTTTACTTTTCTCTGAAGCACAACAACTTTCCAATTAATATTATATTTCACACGTTTTGATGACATTTTATATCGCATGTATTTTTTTATATTTGCCCAAATAGCACGTTTTTGTTCTAATTGAACATGATATGCCAAATGATCAAGGGATTTAAGTTGTTTATAATATTTATTTAAACGACCTCGCATCGATTTTCTATATGATTCATCTACCATTGCTAATGATTTCCAAATATATTCTTGTAATGATCGTTGAAGTAGTGTTTTGGATAATGATAAAATTTTGTTTTTACTTTTTTGTTCATTTAATATTTTTATCAATGTTTTTTTATGAATATATTTCATTTTTAATATGGCGTTTATACTGGTTTTTTGGTGTAATAAATTTTGTATTTCCTGATCAATTCTAGATTTTTGTTGATGTATAGTTAATGTGTTTGAGTCTGAACCTGAACTTGATTGATTTTGTCCCATGATAAAAAGTTAATTATAATATATAAAGATAAAATAAATTACAATCAATTAATTTGTCAAAAAAAAACTCCAAACAAAGTCTCAACAATGTCTCAAAAACATCAACATAAATTTTTGCATCACATTTAAACTACATATTTAAACATATTTAAACACACAATGATGTATTTAGTGGTAGTTGAACAACTTTTTCTTTATGAGTTGTTTGTTGTTGCTGTTGTGGATTATTTGAATTTTCAGTTAAATTATCACCATCATTAATAAATGAATCAGATATGGCATCTTCATTTTGGATTAGTAGTAAACCTCTAAATCCATTTACACCTGTTCGGACAGGACCATTTCCAGCACCATCGGTACATGATTTAAATTTCTTATCCAAAAAGATTCGCAAATCTTTTGTTCTTTTTGATCCAGGTAAGACACCGTGATTTGCTTTATACCATTCTCTATATTCTGACATGATTGCCGAAAATTGTAAAATACAATCATTTCCAGGTTCATAAATAATTCGATCATTAATAAATTCGTTAAATTGTTCATTTTGATCTCTATATTGTTTTGTGTATTCTTGAACTTCTTTTGGTTCTTTCATTGTTTTATTCTTCACTTCTGTTTTGTAAACATGAAGTAAATAAGACATAAATGATTCTGTCCAATCATTAAATCGTTCATTTAATGATTCGTCAATCGGAAATTCCGGATTGATTTTGTCATCTGGTATCCAATTTTTTTTTATCTTTGGATTTTCATAATGACCATGTGGTGTATGTGTAAATTTTGATGTGAATTGTACCAACATAACACGGCGCCATGTTCCTTCATCATTCGCTGGTAACTCTGGCTTATCATTACATGTCAATACCAATTTAAATTGAGGTTTAAATTCAATTGGTTCTTTGTACAACGCACGAACAATAATTTTATCACCACCGGTTAATTCCTTCATTAAACCAACATTCAATTTCGATTTTTCATCTGGTTCCTGTAAATTCACAAAACGCTTTCCTTTTGTTCGTGCTAATTCTGGATTGGCATCACCACTTCCAACACGCTTTGTCGTTAAAGCAGTGATATTCATTTTTCCAGCATAATCACCCATCGCCATTTCCAATAATTCAATTAATTTCGATTTACCATTACCACCACAACCAGACCACACATGAAATTTTTCATTTTTAGTTGATCCACTTAGGAAACTGGCCATTAATTTGACTACATAATTTCGTACATTGTCGTTAATTAAGATTTGACTCATAAATTTCTTAATTTCTGTAACTTCTCTTGAATTTGGATCATGACGTATAAAATCTATATTTGTACTCATTGAAATGTAATCTTCCGGTTTTCCACTACGGAACTCATCCGTCAATAAATTATATACACCATTATTAAAACCAATTAAATTCATATTACTGTCTAATTCCTCATAAAATCGTCTTGTTTTATCATAAAACAATTCCGTACATTCCACCATAATACTATTTTTAAAACTGGTGTCTTTTAGTCGTGCTGTTGTTTTGTAAATTTTATCACGACGTATCTCATTTTCATCTCCTGGTTCCGCAACATCTGCTGCAATTCGATTTCCAAAATCATTGAATTTTTTCCAAACATCATTTGAAATTTTCATTCGTAAATGAATTCCTTTATCATCTAGTACCCATCTGTGTAGATTATGATCATAATAATACCATAATGTGTCTTTAATTGACACACAAATAAAATCATCTTTATACATTTGATACATCACTTTTGCTACATCGAAACTTGTACCACCTTTTTTTCCAGCTGTTGCTTTTAGTATTCCATTATACAAATCACGTGTCACAATTTTTTCGTATAAAGTTGGATCAGATGGTTTTTTAAGACCTGCTGCTACGTCTTGATCATGTTGTTTTAAAGCATCTTCTTTTGCCCATATTTTTAAACTACCTATTCCATAACCACTACATCGCATATTATCCCAGGCATCTTCATATGTATCAATTGGTTCCATTTCATAACCAGAACCAGGTTGTCGTCCCCA